CGTATTTGCTCCGACTTTGAATACCGTTCCGCTTACAAAGTTTTTAATTTCTTCCAGCGTCGCGCTGTAGCTTCCCCAGGAAATGGCATCGGGCTTGTTTACGATAGCAAGCTGAAGCCCAATCGTCGCTGCCGCTGTGAACAGCAGTGCGCCGGCCGCCGCCGCTGCTACAACTGGTGCACTTGCGCCAAAGGCCAGGGCAAGTCCTGCCGCGCCAAGCGTCGTTGACACGGCGGCTACAACGTCCGCCAGGATGGTTTCTTTCGTAATTTCGCCCGTGTCAACTACAACGCTTGTAGCCTTAAGGCCCATGGTTATACCGAATGTTACAAGCGCACCGGAGAGTCCGGCACCAGCCGCTGCAAGTTTTGTAAGACCACCAAACTTGAATGCTGTCAATCCAGCCGCTGCGCCGCCTTTGAGCGCTGCAAGAACCGCCTGCGTGATGGTCCTTGGATTCAGTGCTGACAGATCAGTTTGATCAATTATCGCGGTGATTGTTGCAGCTGCGCTGACCGCAAACGTAAGAGGAAGTGAAATCGATGCGGCTTTTCCTCCGAGCACCTTGAAGAGAATTCCCTTCATAAGTGTGGCGCCGATCAGAGTTGTCAGAACGTCCCCGACAAGCCAACCGATTTTCCCTGTGTCCGCGTACGTATTGTCGAACGCGCGCACAAGTTTAAATGTAATGTCAAGCACAATCCCTGCCGCCACAAGTCCTGCAATTGTGCCAAGCGCCCCGCCGAGCGCACTGCTGATCTTCCAGGCGAGTATTCCAGCGCCAATCAGCTTTACCATGTCCAGAATGCTTCCGAACGAGTCTTCCAGGTTCTTGAAGAATGAAGCGATCCCCTCGTTGTAAGAGTCTACCTCTTCGAACATGCTTGCGTAGTCAGGAGTCTTCTTCCCGCTTCCACCGCCGCCGCCGTCTCCGCTTTCACTCTGGATGATGTTCAGTTCATCCCAGTCGGCCAGCAGGTCCTTCATCTCTTTTGCCGCGCTTTTCGTTGACTGGCTGGTCTTTTCAAAAGCCTCAGCCGCGACAGGTACAGCCCTTGTCCATCCGTTCTTTCCAGCCAGCAGTGAGAAGAACTGGTTTGCATAATTGATAGCTGTTACGAGCCAGTTCACAACTGTCTGAAGCACAGGAACCAGCGACTCAATAAGCGGACCAAGCATCGCGCCGATCGAGTTTTTCAGCAGAAGCATTGACGACGCGGCGTTGTCCATGGCCGGCGCAAAGCTCGTGCCAACAGCTTTGCTGTACCAGTACAGATTTTCAACGCCCTCTTTGATTCCGCCAACAAAAGCCCTGATGACAGCACGCATGGCCATCCTTTTCGCGACGTTCCATAGCTGTCTTGCCAGATTGAAAAGCGGGCGTGACATCGATTCGACTCCGGACGCGAGACTGTTCATTCCAGACTTAGCCCCGTCTGTCGTATTTAAAAGATCTTTCAGGCTAACCTGCGCTTCGTCCGTCCCGTACTTGACTTGGCTCATCGCGTCCGACGCGTTCGTCGCTGAGTCTCCGATTTGGTCCATTGCACCGGACGTATTTGCAGCTGAGTCTTCAATTTTGTCAATTGCACCGGACGTATTTGCAGCGGATGCCACAATCAGTCCGGTTGACTCCTGCACACCAGACGCCGCGCTCGCCGTTGATGCAATGATCAGACCGGTTGACTCCTGCACATCAGAAGCCGCGCTCAATGCGCTTTCAGATACCTCTGCCGCATCTGATACGTACCCTTCTCCGATGATGAGTCCCTGGTTATATTCGCCGCCCGTCCAGTCAGGCTTCCACTGGGCGCTTGAATCAGTCCACGTTGACAGAGCGTTTTCCTGTGGCACGCCGCCAGAACCGAGCAGAAGAGGATTCTGGCCACCGCCAAGTCTGGGTGCGCCCATCATGCTCTGGAATGCCGACGCCGTTGCCTCTATCGCGATCTGAATGCGTTCTGCTTCTTCCGCTGCAGCACGCAGAGAAGATGCGTAAGCCTCTGCCATTTCCGGGTCCGGCTCGCCCCAGTTTGGCTTCCACTGGGCGCTGTTGTCCACCAATGTCGACAGGGCGTTTTCCTGCGGAACACCGCCCGCACCAAGCAGAAGAGGGCTCTGGCCGCTGCTAAGCCGGGGAGCGCCCATTGCGCTTTGAAATGCAGATGCCGCCGCTTCTGTCGCTCTTTGTGCGCGTTCAGCCTCTTCCGCAACGGCCCTCATCGCGTCCGCGTACGTTTCGCTCCTCTCGATGACATCGCCTGAAATGCCGTACATCTGGGGAACCTGGCTTGTCCACGGTGACTCTCCGCTCATGTACAGTTCTCTGAACTGCGGGTACTGTTTTTCAAGGCGGGCCCGGTCCGCTGCCGCGTTCCTTTCCCTGTTTACCTGCCGAAGCTTTTCAATCTCTTCGTCGAGTGCCTGGTTTGTCTCTTCGACGGCGCTTTTTACTTCTGTGAATCCGTCAGCCATGTTGCTGGCGGACGAGACAGACTGTATATTTTCTGCAACCCTGGCAGTCTCTGTGGACAGCTCTCTCGTCTGTTCTACCGCCTGTTCTATCGGTGCGGCGATACTGCCTTTGACAGCATCATTCACCCTTGAAACAGCCGGTTTTCTTTCTTCCCTGGTGCCTTGCCCTCCCGGTCTGTTTGTGTTGGCCGGCATGCTGAGCTTGCTCAGATCCAGCCCGCTCGCAGCGTCCTTTACCCGCTTTAATGCGCTTGCGAGTCCATTCAGGTTTTCAATCGTCCCGCCTGTGCTCGCGTTCCGTACAGCCTTGTTAATGCTTTCGATTTGTTTGCTGATGGTTTCAAGAGACTGCAATCCGCCGACGGCGCTCCTCACTCTCTCAAGAGCAGAAGCGAGATTATTAAGCCCTGAGGCGGCTTTCTCCGAATTGTCATGAATCTGTAGACTCAGGACACCTACTTCAGCCACATCTCATTCCCCCTTCTCCCGCTTCCGCGCCTGAAAGAATCAGGTTTGAATGGCCTTCTGTTCTGCTTGTTTCTTTTCGATGCTTCTGTTGAACCCGGATGTCATCGCTTGGAACATGGCCATTGCTCTTTGCATTTGCAGTTCTTCCTGTTTCTTTTTGTCTGCCTGGGCTTTTTCTTTTTCTGCCTTTTCCAGCATGGGCGTCTCCGGATACGGCATGGGCGACGCGCCCTTCGGAACGAATCCGTTTACCAGCATCGCGACGCTCTGCAAAGCGTCTCGGACATATATTCCCATCAGCCATGCCTGCTGGTCCCTGATTCGTTCTTCGTTGCGTACTCGTTGCCTGTATGCCGCCCGGTAGTGTTTTTTCAGCCAGCTTTCGCCGTCCCAGAACTGTTCCGGCGTCATGCCCATGATCAGATAGTCAGGAAAAACCCTGTCAAATGCCTCACCCATTGTTTCCGGTTTGTCCGTTACTCGGTCTCCCAGGTAGGGTCCGCGTTTTCGGCTTCCTCCGGCTCATCCATCAGGTCTTCCAGCGGTTTCATGTACAGTTTCGTCAGGATTCCCAGAAGCTCGTCCTTCCTGTTCTGGGCTTTCCAGATTTCCCGGATGCGCTCACGGCTCATGCCCTTGTGATGCATCTGGAACGCGCCGGCGAACAGCTCGTCGATCATGGTGTTCGGATAGTCGGTGTCCACCTTGAACCCGTTCCGCTCCATGTTCTTTACCACCCTGGCGTTAAACTCCAGCGTGTACTTGTTGCCGTTCGCGTCCTTCACGGTCAGTCTGGTGAAATCGTTTTCCTTCTTGGCCATTTTTCTGCCCCTTTCTTTCCCCGCTTTTAGCGGTCTCTTTTATTTATGAAAAAAGCCGCCCGTCCGTTTAAAAGAACGGGCGGCATCTTTCATCAACCGTTCGGCAGTTCCGGTGTGATAACGGTGCTGGGCGTGGCCGTGATCGTCATGCCTACAGCTTCGTTGACACCGCCGCCATTGACGCTGGCGGCCACATCGCCGGTCCAGCTGAACTTGCCGTAATGCCCGTCCGGCACCTCGCTTCCGGCTTCTCCGCTCGCGCCGAACCAGACGGAGTACTCGTACTGGTTCCCCTTCAGGTCGTCAACAGCCTTGAAGTTGGCGGGAGTGTAGTTCGCGCCGAAAGTCATCTCGCCGGTATCACCGATACCAGAGATGTACTTTCGCATGTAGTCACTCAGCGTTGTGATATCGATCCGCTCCGGAGTCGGAATCAGGTCCGGGAAGGACGTGATATCGATCAGCTTCGCGAACGTGCCGGACGTGCTGGTCCGGTACATCAGGTAAGTCTGATAAGTGGAAATTCCCTGAACACCTGCCATGTTTCTTCATTCCTTTCTTTTTGAATTTACCTTCTGCGGTAGATCACGCCATTCTGGTCGACCTCCGCCTGGTATCTTGCGACATATTCAAATACCTGCGTATTGCTCTGGTTTGGGATCTGGTCGCTGGATATGCGGTTGAAGCCGAGTGCTAGCATTCTGCTGTCCAGCGCATTGAACACTTCCTTGCATTCCGGCTTCGTCATCGCGTATGCGTGCGCCTCGTAGGTAACCACAACGAAGTCTTCCACTGCGCTCCCGGTTCTTCTCCTCGTATCCGTCGTGTTCCGCATTTCAAACAGGCACGCGGCGGGAAAAGCGGATGGTACTGGCACGTGCACGTTTCGAAAACTGTTTCTCGCGCACAGCGGTGCCACGTTCGGGTATACGGCATTGAAGATGTCCGCCTCGTAGTCGATCATGCCGTTCCCCTCCTTTTACATCTGAGCCCACACAGTCGAAGCAATTGTCTCCGCCGCTTCCTCCAGCCATTGCAGTGTGTTGAACATGAAAGGCCTGGACGGGTATCCCTGTGTCCATGCGAATCCGTTTCCATCCTCGCTGTAAACGCCTCCGCTTCCCTTTTTGTATACCCATCCAATGCGGCCATCCTTTGTCGGCGCTATTTTGTCGCCGATCGCATATGCCCAATTCGCTGTTTCTGTCGCCGGGTGCGGGCTCTGCGCTCCAATCGGTCCTGTGCCATACTCAACGTAGATGGCGTACATGCTTCCTGAATAGACGTACCCGATCCTGGACTGCGGGTCGAAGTATCCGGCAATGCTTTGTTCCAGTGCGCCGGTGTCCACCGCGTCCATAGATGCGATCTGGATCCGCGCGACGCTGATGCCTTCCTCTACGAGTTTCTGCATCAGGGCATCCATGCTTCTGGCCAGTTCGCTCTGAAGAGACCTCACTTCTCTGATCGCCCTGTCAAGAGACGATCTCGTCAGCTCTACATCGATATGCTTCAGAATCAGACTCATCCGCCGCTCACTTCCGCATTGCTGGCTGTCATCTCTTTCAGTGCCGCGCTCATCCCGTTCAGGCTTGGCCGCACAGCCTTGATCTCATACAGTTTATCCTGCCACCGGATAATCCCGCTCTCCGCGATGTCCTCGTAATCCTCAGCCATCACCAGTGTGTGGGTATACCGGATGTCCAGCCCGAAGAACGTCTGGTTCGTATGTCCGCTTGGCGAGGAGATGTTCCCGCGTTTCGCCACCGGCTCGCCGTATTCAGGCCGGTAGTTCCCGGTGTGTCTGCCCTGCTCGTCCAGGTCCGTTTCCTCGCCCGTCCATGGCAGGTACTCAAACGCCTTGGTGTTTCTTCTCAGCAGTTTCATGCGCCCACCGCCTTTACCGGATCGCCTGCGCAAATGGGACGATATCCTTCAGCATTTCTTCCGGCACATCAGCGCTCCCGTAGTTTCTGTGAATGCCGTTTTCAATATGCTGTACCTGTCCCTCTGCTCCGCGTTTGTTCAGCAGGTAGCACGCAATGTTTAGCTGTGTGGCCACGTACTTGTCAGGCAGGTCTTGCCCGTGTACCGATTTGTACGGGTACAGTCTTCCGAGGATTTTAGCTGCCGCCAGATCGAGATAGACGGACAGGACTTCGTCGGACGTGTCGTCCTCGGGGCCCAGCATGGCCCGAAGCATTGCGATGTTCGTTCCTCCGTACATTCTGCCCGTTCACCTCCTTCTTATTCCTCGACTTTCTTGCGCCGGGTTGTTCTGGTCTTCGGTTCCTCATCCGGCTTCTCCGGTTCGCTTTCCGGTTTCTTCGCCTTCGATTCACCGATGACCATTACCGCGCTTCCAAGGTCTTCCTTCGTCTCGAAGGTTTCCCCCGCGTTGTGCCACCCAGTGCTGTCATGAATCGTGCATAGCGCCTTCACGAGCATGTCCATGTCTCCTTCCGGGAAACGTCTCTCCCGGCGGGGTTCCATAACGGTTGCCCGCCGGGATATCGTTCCTTACTTCACCTTGATCACGGCGACTTCGTCCATCCGCTCGAAGCTGGGCAGGACGATCTCGCTGGCGAAGGTGTTGATGTTCACGGGATGCGTGTCCACGATCTGGGTGATGGCGATGCCGTTGTTGACGATGGCCACATCTGCCTGGCCGCTGCCCATCAGGTCAGCTTCCTCAGGAGTGGTGCCGCGCCAGGTGGAGCCCAGGGCGCCTTCTGGCAGGATGGCCACATAGTCATCCGGCACGAACTTGTGCGCAACCTTGCTCTCATCCGCGTACTGCTTGTCGTACACGATGATGCCGGCCAGGTCCATTGTGTCCTTCAGCACGTTGGCGATGTCCGTGTCGCTCAGGTAGCCAACCGCCATGCCGTTCACGGTCAGGAAGCGGTTCTTCACGGCAGTCACGTTCCGAAGCAGGTGGAACGTGGTGCTGTTCATCATGGCGTACCGGGCCACGCCGCCCTTGGCAGCGATCTTGTCCTTCGCGTTCTGGATGTCGGCGAAGGGGTCAGCCGTGGCGATCTGGTTCCAGGCGGCATTTCCGGTCAGCGCGATGTAGTTGGTGCTCTTCCAGAGCCTCGTGCCGCCCACGGCCGGGTCGTAGTCGTAGGTGTAGTCCACGCCGTTCGCCTTGATGGCGATGACCATGTCGCCGCCGACGGGGAACAGCAGCTGCATGCGCATCCGCTCCGGCACGACCAGGGCGCCGGCCAGCAGGTTGCCCGCATCGTCGAACACCTTGTTCAGAACCTCGTTCAGGTAGGGATCATTCTGCTCCCGTACCCGCAGGATGTTCTGACGGTCCTTCTCCTTGATCTTGAAGCCTTCACGGAAGAAGGGCATCTCGGTGTCCAGCTTGGTGACGCCGATCCGGTCACGGAAGGTGGCCTTCGCGTCGAACGCGCTGGGCATCAGGGAAACGGGCAGTCCGTTCTGTCCCTTGATCCAGCTCAGGTCGAGTCCGGCCTTCTGCTTGGAGGGGAACAGGGTTTCGCCCACGTAGGGAATCTTGTTGCTGGGATTCTCCGTCCAGTTGGCGGCAATCGCCTTGGGGGTAACCAGCTTACGGAATTCAGTAAGATTCATTCTTCATTTCCTCCTTTCTCGTTCGTTTCGGGATTACGCGTTCACGCCGATGTTGGTGCGGAACACAATCCCGGGCAGAGCGGTGTACAGAGCGGCCACGTAGGTCACGCCGCTGTGGGTCTGCGCCTTGGTGGCGTCGATGATGCCCTGCACGACAGCCGCGCCGTTGGGGTTCTCGGCGGTGTCCACGTCATAGAGCAGAACGCCCACAGCGTTCGCGCCCGTGGTGGAAGCGCCAGCGGCGGTCAGGGGCGTACCAGCCTTCACAATGGTGGTGGTTACGCCTTCGCCGGAGGGGGTAGCGACCTTGATCGGAATCGCCTGATAGTCCTTGCTGGCCAGGATCTCTACGGATCCGCCAATGGTGGTTTCAGTGTACTTCATACCTTTGTCTCTCCTTTCGTGTATTGGTTCTATGTTGCGTATATCGGTATGTGCCGGCCCGCCCGACTCGTTACCGCATATACCCGCTCAGACTTTCGGATATGGATTTCGTGCTTCCGGCCCGCTCGCGGCCCAGTTTCTTCGCCAGTTCAATGGCTCTCTGTTCCTCCGCGTCCTCGCCGCCGTTTCCGCCCGCCCCGGGCCCTGGAATCTTTCCGAATTCCAGCCGAAGCGCCTTTTCCTTCGCCGCCCATACCTTCTGGATTTCCAGCAGGGCCGCGTCGATGTTCTCGCATCCTGTCAGGCACTCCGCGATCTTTCCGGCGGTCTCCTCGTCCACCGTCAGTTTGCTCATCACAGACTTGGTGGATTTCGCCCTGGCAACCTCCTTGCGCAGGTCCTCCAGTTCCTTTGCCGCCTTTTCCTCGGCTTCTTTCTTGTTGGCCGCGTCGATCTCTTCCTGGGTCTGCTTTGCCCGAAGCTGTTTCCGGTAGTCCCCTGCTTCCTTTGTGGCCGCGTCCAGCGCCGCCTTCTGCTTCGCCATGTCGGCCTTCAGCTGTTCGAGCTGGGCTTCCAGTTTCTTCTGGGCGTCCGCGTTTTCCGCTCCATTCTCGTTTCCGGCATCGTTGCCGTCGTTAGCGGGAGCTCCGTCTCCGCCAGCGCCTGCTCCGCCGTTCGCTCCGCCTCCGTCATCCGGTGCGAAGAACACGAGAAATCGTGGGTCCATCCAGTATCCGTTTCTGTTGCGAATCATGGTTTTTCTCCTTTGCGCTTTTTAGTCGGGCATCTCCGCCCCATGCGTTTGCGTGATTATAGAGTTTCTCTACTCTTGTGCGGGATTAACGACCTTCTCTGGTCGGTATTTCAAATGGCGCATCGCCATCTAAAACCGTTACTTTTCTCCGTTCTGCCGCCTGACTGGTCTCCGTCCGCACCTGCATCCGAAGTGTGGCTTGGCCGGGAACCGATCAATCGGGTATACCTTCCCGTCCCGTTCCCGGCATTCGTGGCACACTCTCTCGTCCCGTCTCGTGACCCACTCGGCGCTCTCGATGCCAGCATCCTCAAACGCGTGGAGCAGGGCCGCGTCCGTTATCAGGATGGCGTACTGCGCGATCTGTTTGCTCCAGTAGCGCATCGCCCGGTCGATCTCCTGGTTCCGGTTTGTGATTACCTCCATGGACTCGGCCAGCCTGTACGCCTTCCGTTCCATTTCCTCGCTGAACCGGTATCTCGTCAGCGGGTCCACCTCGTCCAGCATCAGGTCCACCAGTTCCTCGATGTCAGCCTTGTCGGCCATCCGTCTGGCTTCGGCTCGGCTCTTTCCGCACATCTCCGTCAGCCCGAGCAGGTATGCGTCGTACCAGACCTCCACGTACCGCCGTCTGGCCTTCCGCTCGCTCCTGCGGTATACGTCCGTGACCGTGCGGATGATGTTGATCCGGTCCCACTTCGCCATCTTCAGCGCCCCAAAGTTGCGTACAAGATCCCGGTTTATCTCCCGGATCATCTCATCGCAGCTCTCGTAGATGTCGATCTCATCTGCCACTCGTCATTCCTCCGTATCGGGGAGTCGCTCTTCTGGCTCTGTTTGCGCACGCGATGGTGTCGTATTTCTGACCGGCTTCTTTCTTGATGAACCGCCTTCCACACACCGGGCAGATGGCCCACGAGCCGTCCCGGCTTCTGTCCGTCTTTTCATGTTGCGCCGCACCCTGAACCTGTGCCTGCGCCTGCGCCTGGATGCCTTCAGCAGACGTTGGATCCGTGGTGTCGTCTACTTTCAGCGGGATCTCTTCCTTGGCGCCGTTCAGCTCGTCGAGTTCCTCGGCAAGTCTCTCCTGGTACGCGTCGTAAACCAGTGCGTCGCTCTCCGGGTCGCGGCTCAGGTGGCTGAATGTGAATGCCTGAATCGCCGGCATCCCGGCGGACCGCAGGGTCGCGAAACTCTGTGTCTTGACCAGCAGGTCCTCGTAGCTCTGTCTCCAGAACCGGGGCTCCAGATCAGACAGTTTCAGTCCTGTCAGTGTGTTGGTGTCGGCACAGATTTTCAGAATTACCTTCAGGAACTCTGTCTCCGCCTCTTTCCACATGCTCTGCGTCTCCAGCATCCGGGCTTCCGCGTGCCACCATCCGTTCTTCATGATGACCGCCCCGTTATTGCTGGAGTCTCCGCTGCTGGCGTCACCCTGGCTTGGCATACCGACAATCTGGAGAATTGTCTGGTACATATCGTTCACCAGCGTCTGCGTCTGCGTCTGGTCAAGCTGCTCGTTCAGGTAGTACAGCTTCTTCCCGCTGTTCCCGTTGTTGGTCTCCGGCAGTTTGATCGCGCCCAGGTCCTTCAGTTCCAGGAAGTCCTCCCGGCTGATGTCCACACCGTCGAACACCATCAGGGCCTGAATGAACTGCTCAACGCCGTCCAGCCGGTTGCTCTGCGTCAGGTTAATGGCGTCCAGTAGCGGCACGACAGGCTCAAACGCACCCATGTAGTTCGGGTTGCACGGATACTCGATCAGGCTGACCATACCAAAGTTGTGCCGCACTTCCTTCTCGATCTTCAGCCCAGTTCCGTCCCCGGTCGCCGTCCCGGTGATGGTAAACGTGCTCTTCGGCGTATAGACCGTGTACTCGACATCGTTCGCAGGCGGGTCCTTGTATACATAGGTGACACCCATGACAACGCGCTTCGTCACGTCACTTCGCCGCACGACGAAGGTGTTCTCCGTATCCGGCACGTACATCTCAAACGGTGCCTCGTCCAGATACTCCTCGCCTTTCCGCCCTGCGTCGTGATACGTCAGCCTGTATCCGACCCCGCACGTAAACATCTCGTGCGCCAGCTTCAGGTCCTTCGTCTGCTTCCCTTCCGCCAGCATCATACTGTTCACGCACGCCACCAGTTCCGGGATGGATCTGTCGTCCTCTTCCT